TATACAACCCTTACTTGATTGCAATGGGTTCAGTAAAATGGGATATGGCCAATCCAGAAATGGTCATCATTGGCACCGAAGACGGTGAGCTGACTGGTGTAGCTGGCGAACTTATTGCCCTGTACAAAACTATCATGAACAACGATCCACGTTATGAAATTGGTACCTGGGACGAATGTGAAAGTATCAAGATTTTCTACAACACATTTATCAGTGCCAAAGTTGGCTTGGTAAACATGATCCAGGACTTTGCCATGAAGATTGGCAATATCAATGTTGACGTTGTTACTAATGCTCTTGCTCGTAGTACCATGCGTATCATGGGCCCTAAATACATGACAGCAGGCATGGGCGATGCAGGTGCTTGCCATCCTAGAGACAATATTGCTCTACGTTGGTTAGCTGAAGAATACAAAGTAGGTTACGACTTGTTTGACACAGTGATGCATGCCAGAGAATTACAGGCCAAGAACTTGGCATTATACCTGGTCGAACAGGCCGAGTTACTAAACTTGCCTATCGTGATCCACGGTAAAGCCTACAAACCCGATGTTGAATACTGTATTGGAAGTTACAGTACCTTGGTTGGATACTATATCAAAGAAGCTGGACATAAAGTGGTCTATGTAGATCCCTTAGCCGACAATCCTGAAGATGTTGCTGCCTCAATTGACACGCCAGCAGTATTTTTATGGGCACACAACAGAAAGATCACGTATGAATATACCGGTGATCAAGTGGACACGCAACCCTATTGTGAAATCAAACCTGGTAGCATCATTGTTGATCCCTGGCGTAAACTCACAACTACTCGTAAAGATATTATAATAATACAGTACGGTAATACCAGACCTTGATGGGTATGGGCTACTACGGCAAGCGGGCCATGAGCAATGATGTATACGACAGTTTTGCAAATCGAGCGGTGTTTGAATATCAACGTTGTTGGTGGCCGCGAAGATGTTATGTAACAGGGCGTTGGTTATTTGGTACTATTGCGGTGCGTGGATATATCAAGGAGACTGATAGTAAACTGCCAAAAAGGTTAGATGTGTTGCAATCAAATGTTTATCTCGCACCAATGTTGGATCAAGAAGAACGCTGGTATCACAGAGATGAAGGACTGATGTTAATGTTAAAAAAGGAATCAAATGGGATTTTTTGATCGCTTTCGCAAGAAGCCAACCATAGTCAAGATAACAGAAACACCCAAGCCCCGAGCTCCTAAGGCGCCGGAGAAAACTGCCAAAGAATTGGCTACTGAACGAGGTGAGCCATACTTCAATGTGGTCTCTATGGAGATAGACCCCAACAACATACATGCTGGTGCCTTTGAGTTTGACTGGAATGAAAAAATGATTGCCGACCTGGTCAGACACGGTTATATGATGAAAAAAGACGACAGCGATGCTGATATCGTGGATCGTTGGTTCCAAAATGTGTGCCGTAATGTAGTGCTGGAAACTTGGGAACAGGATCAGGCCATGAACGGCAACAGGATCATCCGCAGCAAAGATATTGGTGACGGTAGGTCTGAAGTATCGTGATCCTGTATGTGAATGGCGACAGTCATTCTATTTCACTCAAGCATGTGATAAGTTGGCCAACAGCCCTACAAAATTATTTTAATTGTAAATTGATAAATCAAGCTCAGGGCGGCGGCAGTAATCCTAGAATTTTAAGGACCACTGTTGATTTTTTTGATCAATTTAAAGACACCGCTAGTGACCATTTTGTTGTGATTGGTTGGACCGGCTGGGAGCGAGAAGAGTGGGTTCACAATGGTAGCTATTATCAGATAAATGCCAGCGGAGTGAATAAAGTACCGGACGAACTAAAAGAAAAATACATCAATTGGGTGGCAGATAAAGACTCTATAAGTCAAATCGATAAATCAAGAACGCTACACAAAGAAATCGTTGACCTGCATTACAAATTGGAAAAATTACAAGTTAGACATTTATTTTTTAATGCATTGATGCCGTTCCAACACGAAGTACTTGTAGCAAATGAATTGAGATTTAATTGGGGCAATAATTTTATTGGCCCGTATGAAAATGATTTGAGTTATTATTGGTATCTTAAAAAAAGAAATTTTGTAGCCGATGATTGGTATCATTTTGGCGAAGACGGGCACCAAGCCTGGGCAGATTTTTTGATTAGTTATATAAAAGAAAACAAATTATTATGATATTATATGTAAATGGTGACAGCCACGCAGCGGCTGCAGAAGCAGTTAATCCTCATGCTTTTGCCGAAGATGATCCAGCATACTTTTTCTCTGGACGTAGACCACATCCAGACAATATTGTGGTAAGTTGGGCAGAACAACTCAGTCAAACTTTAAGTTCTGCACTGCATCTTGACGCCGAAAGTGCCAGTAGTAATGCTAGAATCATTCGCACCACCCGGGCTTGGTTAGCCGAACGTGCTGACACTACACACAATGTCTTGGTCATTATACAATGGAGCACTTGGGAACGTGAAGAATGGGAATACAATGGTATCATTTATCAAGTAAATGGTAGCGGTATTGATCATGTTCCGCCCGAAGCAGTTGACCGATACAAGAATTTCGTAATCAATCTTGATTGGAAAAAGAAAACCCAACAAGCGCACGATGAAATTTGGGCGTTCCATCAAGAACTCAAGAAACAACGGATTCGTCATATATTTGTAAATGGCAATAACGATTTTTCCAAGATCGCCAAACAAAAAAAATGGGGGACCGATTACATTGGTCCGTATGATCCTGCCCTAACTTACGATGCCTTAATACGAGCACAAGGAATCGAAACAGTAGCACCTAATTCATATCATTTTGGCAAAAATGGACATAGCTTTTTCCACCGTTTTATGTTACAATATATTATTGCAAACAAATATATTTAATTGTAAATGATTTTTAAAACTCGTCCCAATATTAAAAAACAATTTGATACTATTGCTGACCTTGGTATCGATAATTTAATAGTCAGTGGTTGTAGTTTTACCTACAATAATCATGATTCGTCTGCTGTATCCTGGCCATACTATCTTAAAGATCTTGGAGGATTTACACAGGTTCTTGATTGTTCATTACCTGGTGCAGGCAACCAACACATATCAAACTCTTTATCGTGGGCGTTAAACATTGATCAACCTGATACTGACAATAGCTTGATCGTGGTGATGTGGAGTGGATGTGATCGTGACGATTATATCTGTCCTGAATCCAATAATAGTAATACTTATCCATTCAAATTCAGTTATAGTAAGAATGTCATGAGTGCCATAACTGGCGGCTCAATGCTTGAGTCTAAAGGTAATACAGTTGCCGCATTTAAAGAATTTTCAATGATCAAAAACAATGAATCAAGAGCGATAGAAAACTATTTGTATATTTTTAATACCTGGCATTGTTTAAAAAATTTAAATTATAAATTTGTATTCTTGAGTTTCTTAGATGGAGATTTGCCATCAAGGACCAAACACTTTAATATCAACCCATACCTTCCTGTCGAAGCCCAAAAAAATCTTGACTCAATGATAACAAAAGTTACAGCTCCTTACACCTGGGCATTAAAAAATGATTTGTTAGAGCCCGATGATCTTCATCCAAGTCCAGATGGGCATCTTAGTTGGACCAAAAACGTATTATTTCCGCATTTAACGACTCTTACGCATTGACCTTTACTAAATTGTATGTTATACTAGTGATATGAAATACATACTAATAGATACTGCCAACATGTTCTTTAGAGCAAGACACGGTGCTTTCAGAGCCAGTGACACTTGGGAAAAGATTGGATTCGCCCTGCATATAACCTTGATGGCCGCTAACAAAGTAGCCAGAAGATTTGAAGCAGATCACGTGGTTTTTGCACTAGAAGGGCGCAGTTGGCGCAAGGATCACTATAAACCTTACAAAGCCAATCGTGCTGTGGCCCGTGCCGCACTCACAGAAAAAGAAGCCGAAGAAGATGCCATGTTCTGGGAAACCTATGATAACCTAACTAAATATCTGGCTGAAAGAACCAACTGTAGTGTTGTCAGATGCCCAACAGCGGAAGCCGATGACATTATAGCAAGATGGATTGCCCTACACCCCCATGACGAACACATAGTTATTAGTAGCGATACTGATTTTGTACAATTATTAGCCGACAATGTAAAACAATACAATGGTATCACGGATGAGCTATTGACTATAGAAGGAATATTTGATGCCAAAGG